AATAAATGGATAATTGGTGAAATATTGGAATATTATAATCAATATAAGGGAGTTCCTACTTTAGATGTTTTTAAAGTTGAAATTTCTAAAATAGATAACCCATCAATTAAAAAGACTGTAGTTGACCAACTTAAGTTAATATATACTGCAGTAGGTGATACTGATTTACAATATGTAAAGAATGAATTTAGTGCCTTTTGTATTAATCAAAACATTAAAGAGGCAATTGTTCAATCGGTAGATTTACTTAAAGCGGGTAATTACGATAGAATTAAAGATTTAGTTGATAAGGCTTTAAAAGTTGGTATTGAATCTGATTTAGGACATGATTATCTTTTAGATTATGAAAATAGAATTGAAGATATCAATAGAAGCACAACTGCAACTGATTGGGATGCTATCAATGAAATAATGGATGGTGGTTTAGGACCGGGTGAATTGGGAGTTGTTGTAGCACCATCGGGTGTTGGTAAAACTTGGGTGTTAGCAGCATTAGGAGCAGCAGCTGTAAAAGCAGGTAAAAGTGTTGTTCACTATTCAATGGAACTTTCAGAACACTATGTTGGGCAGAGATATGATACTGTATTTACAAATATCCCATCCGCTGATTTGAAAGATAGAAAAGATGATGTTAAAGATAAAATCCGTAAATTAAAAGGTAGATTACTTATTAAATATTTTCCACCTAAAGGAGTATCATCTAAAAAGATTGAAGCTCACTTAGAAAAGATGATAGCAGCGGGAAATAAACCGGATTTGGTTATTTTAGATTACGCTGACCTTTTACTATCACATAGTAATAAATCAGATTCCACATATGGTGAGCAGGGTGGTGTATATATCGAACTTAGAGGTTTGGGTGGTGAATTGGGTATTCCAATTTGGACAGCATCTCAGACAAATAGAACGGGTATAGATGCCGAAGTAATTGAAGCTGATAAGATTGCAGATTCATACGCTAAAGTAATGAACGCTGACTTTATTATGAGTTTAAGTAGAAAATCCAAAGACAAGTTAAATAACACCGCTAGGATACACATTATGAAGAACCGATTTGGGCAGGATGGAATTACCTTCCCAGCTAAAATGGACACGAATAAGGGGATATTAGAGGTATATACGGCCACTTCATCCGATGGTATCATAGCAAGTAAGGAAAGTAAAGCAGGTGAAACTTTTGAAAAGCAGCTACTACACAAAAAGTATGTAGAAAATATGGGCTAATTTATGAAATTATTATTAGGAGATTGTTTAAATAAATTAAAAGAGTTAGAAGATAATAGTGTAGACCATATTATCTCTGATTGGCCTTTTTTTGGTGTAGTGAAGGAAGATTGGGATAATCAATGGAAAGATTTAGATGAGTATTTAGTTTGGGCAAGGCAAGTAATTGTAGAATATAAAAGAGTAATAAAAGAAAATGGTAATTTAGCTATCTTTACTGGAAGGCAATATAATCGTCATATTTCTCAAATACTTGATGAATACTTTACTGAAAAACGAATAATCATTTGGAGTAGAAAAAGAGCATTTAACTCATCCAGAGGTAATGCATTTGCAAGTGGATATGAACCTATTTGCTATTACACAAATGGTGATAAAGGTGTTTTTAATACAATGAAAATAAAACCAAATACTACACGAAAAGAATATACTGAAGGAATACTAAAAGATGGTATAAGTTTAAGTGATGTATGGGATGATATATCAGCATTACCACATAACAGTAAGGAAAGATTAGACCACCCAACTCAAAAACCATATAAACTGATTGAGAGATTGGTTTTAATCTTATCAAACGAAGGTGATACTATATTAGACAACTTTGCCGGTAGTGGGACATTGGGTGAAGTATGTATAAACACAAATCGTAAATGCATTCTCATAGAAAAGGAAAACGCATATTTTGATTTGATTAAAAATAGATTGGATAAATATAAGTTTTTTATATAGAATGCAAATCAGACCTATACATAAAAATACTGCGATTCCATTTATACAACAATATCACTATAGTAAAATTCTACCAAGATTGACTAAATGGTATTTGGGGTATTATGAAAACGAGGAGTTAGTTGGGGTTATTACATTAGGATGGGGGACACAACCATTACAAACTATCCAAAAGATATTTTACAAAGATAATATGGTTACTACCGATTATTTTGAAATAGGTAAAATGTGTTTTAGACCTGATAAAAATGGAAGTAACTTTGGTTCTCAAGCTATTAAAGTCCTATTGGATTGGGCTAGAGAAAATACAAATGTTAAATTTATATATACATTGGCCGATGGTATTATGGGAAAATGTGGATTTGTATATCAGGCATCAAACTTCAGATACATTGGTAATTTCAAAACTGATGTTTATATGGATAGGGTGAGTGGTGAAAAAATACATCCCCGAAGTGCTAAACAATTATGTAAAGAAAACGCTAATTGGGAAAGTAAAGAAAAGGTATTTTGGTTAACCCATAACTTTTGTGAATATAAAGGAATTGACAGGATAAGGGGATTGATGTTTAGATATATTTATCCTCTATCAAAATCATCGAAAAAGATATTGAATAAGTATGATGAGTATAATGGGTTAAAAAATCCAAAAGAAATAGATTTAATTTTTGAAAAAAGGGTGAGACTTGGTGGGTATGAAGAAATCAAAAAACCAGACTTTAATATGAATGTGTTTAATCACAACTATCAAAAGTATGGAGAAAATTCGAACATAAACGAGTTTTTTGATTTTAAAAATTGAACATCAATTAGTTAGTAAAAACTTCAAAAATTGTGATTGTTTTTCTAATATATATGATAGTTATATCTACCCCATAGAAACTTAAAAAACTAAAAACACTAAGACGAATGAGCAAATTATTTACGGATAGAATCCCATACAAACCATTTGAATATCCAGATTACTACAACGAAGGTTGGTTGAAGCAAATGCAGGCATTTTGGTTACATACTGAAATACCAATGCAGGGGGATGTGAAGGATTGGAATGAAAATTTAACAGAAGAAGAAAAGCACTTAGTAGGTAATATCCTTTTAGGATTTGCTCAAACCGAATGTGCAGTATCAGACTATTGGACTGGTATGGTTACAAAATGGTTTCCAAAGCATGAGATTAGACAGATGGCAATGGCATTTGGTTCGCAAGAAACAATCCATTCAGTTGCATACTCATACTTAAATGAAACATTGGGGTTAGATGACTTTGCAGGCTTTATGCATGATGAAGTTATGAAAGAAAGATTTGAGTTATTAACAAACACAACCGCAGATTGGACTCCTAAAGATTTAGAAACAAATCATCAGGCTAGAGTTGAGGTTGCTCGTTCACTTGCTATATTTTCAGCATTCGCTGAAGGAGTTGCATTATACTCTTCATTCGCCGTTCTTTACTCATTCCAAATGAGAAATCTCCTAAAAGGAATTGGACAACAAATGAAGTGGAGTGTAAGAGATGAATCGCTACATTCAAAGATGGGTTGTCAATTATTCAGACATATGTGTAGTGAATTTCCTGAATTGTTAGAAGAAGCAAAAGCTGATATCTACAAAGCAGCTGAAATCATTAGAGATTTAGAACATAAATTCATTGATAAGATTTTTGAACAAGGTGATTTGGAGAATCTTAAAAAGAATGACCTAAAAGAATTTATTACAAAAAGAGTTAATGAAAAGTTAGGAGAATTAGGATATAACCCAATTAAAGGTGGAGATGATTACTTTGAATTTAACGAAAAGAAAGCATCTGAATTAGATTGGTTTTATCATCTTACGGGTGGAGTAACTCATACGGATTTCTTCGCTATGAGACCTACTGATTATAGTAAGGCTGGTGAGGGTGAAAATTGGGATAATATATTTTAAAAATAATTTATGAAAAATTACGGAGAAGAAAATGGATGGGAAGTAGATGTTGATTTTCCATCTTGGGGTAATAATGAGATATATGTAAAAACTATATCCAAAACATATTTGCAAGCAGGAGAAAAGCCTAAAGATGCATATTGGAGAGTTGCTACGGCAGTTGCTAAGAGATTGGATAAACCACAAATGGCAACAAAGTTCTTTGATTACATTTGGAAGGGCTGGTTGTGTTTAGCAACGCCTGTATTATCGAATACAGGTACTGATAGAGGATTACCAATTTCATGCTTCGGTATTGATGTGGGTGATAGTATCTATGAGATTGGTTCTAAGAATTTAGAATTGATGTTGTTAGCAAAGCATGGTGGTGGTGTTGGTATTGGTATTAATATGATTAGACCGGCTGGTACTAAAATTACTGGTAATGGAACATCGGATGGTATTGTTCCATTCGCTAAAATCTATGATTCAACTATCCTTGCTACAAATCAGGGAAGTGTTCGTAGAGGAGCAGCATCGGTAAACATTAAAATCGAACATAAAGACTTTGAAGATTTCTTAGAGATTAGAGAACCCAAAGGTGATGTAAATAGACAATCACTTAACTTGCATCAATGTGTTGTAGTTAGTGATAGATTTATGAAAAAGTTAGAAGAAGGCGATAGTGAATCTCGTAGAAAATGGGGTAAGTTACTTCAAAAAAGAAAAGCAACTGGAGAACCATACATTATGTATAAGGGCAATGTAAACAAAGCAAATCCTGAAATGTATAAGAAGAACGGATTGAAAGTTCACATGACTAACATTTGTTCGGAAATCGTTTTACATACTGATGAGCAACATTCATTCGTTTGTTGCCTAAGTTCATTAAATTTAGCAAAATACGATGAGTGGAAAGATACTGATTTAGTTTATACATCTACTATTTTCTTAGATGGTGTATTGGAGGAGTTCTTACAAAGAGCTAAGAATATGAAAGGATTTGAGAATTCAGTCCGTTCCGCAGAAAGAGGTAGAGCATTAGGTTTAGGTGTATTGGGATGGCACACTTACTTACAACAAAAAGGATTACCATTCGAAGGATTACAAGCTCAATTTGAAACTCGTAAGATTTTCTCTCAATTAAAGATTGAATCTGAAAGAGCAAGTAGAGATTTAGCAAACGAATATGGTGAACCATTGTGGTGTAAAGAAAGTGGATTCAGAAACACACACTTAAGAGCAGTAGCACCTACGGTATCAAACTCTAAGTTGAGTGGTAACGTAAGTAGTGGTATTGAGCCTTGGGCAGCTAATGTATTTACGGAGCAAACATCAAAAGGAACTTTCATTAGAAAGAATCCTGAATTGGAGAGAGTTCTTCGTAAAATTACAAAGAACACCAAAGAAGTATGGGATAAGATTTTAGCAGATGGTGGTTCGGTGCAAGATTTGGACTTTTTAGATGAGTGGTGTTTCTTAGATGGTAAATTAATTGAATGTTCAGAAGTGACTGAAGAATCTCATAAAGGTAAATGTAATTCAGTTAAGGATGTATTCAAAACATTTAAAGAAATTAATCAATTGGATTTAGTAAGACAAGCCGGTGTAAGACAACAATACATCGACCAAGCAGTTTCTCTAAACTTAGCATTTCCTGCAACCGCAGAACCAAAGTGGATTAATCAAATCCATATGGAGGCATGGAAGCAAGGTGTTAAGACACTTTACTATATGAGAACTGAATCAGTATTGAGAGGTGATATAGCAGCAAGAGCAATGGATGAGACTTGTGTAAGTTGTGAGGGTTAATAATAAAAATAAAATATATAAAAATTATGGTAACAGTTAAGAAATTTTCGGCAGTATGGTGTGGACCATGCAGAGCATTAGCTCCAGTTGTAAATGAACTAAAAGGGCAATTTTCAAATGTTACATTTGAAGATTATGATGTTGATGTTGCATTTAATGAAGCAACTCAATACGGAATTCGTTCAGTTCCAACTATAGTGATAGAAAGAAATGGTGTTGAAATGAAAAGATTTGTTGGTATGCAATCTAAGGGTGCATTGGTTGAAGCAATTTCACAACATTTGTCATAAAAAATTTGGTAATATCAAAAAAGTTTCGTAAATTTGTTATATGGGTATATTAAGAGGACAGTTTCATCCTTCAGCTAAGTTGACTGATGAGCAGGTGTTGATGATACGACATTTGTGGAAAATAGGGCATAGAAATATTAGAGTTATGGCTCGTAACCACAATGTATCCTCTTCTAATATTAAAAAAATAATAGATAAGAAAACTTGGGCTCACCTAAATGAATTTTGGAGTGGGAGTAGTGGAAGTATTTAATAAAAATGTTATGACCAACGAACAACAAATCGAAGAAATTCTTACTGAAGCATCAGCATTTGGGCTTAGATGGGAAGTGCAATCGACAGCAGAGCAGATTATGGATGAGAATCCAAATTTGGATAAAGTTGAAGCATACCAACAAGCTTTTTCAGAATGGGTAAAGTAGAAGGTAAACTAT